CTCTCTGTGCCATACACTTTTCCACGGGGAAAACATATTCATCATCTTTGTACCAAGTAGATGTTCGACACGAGCAAGTAGATAAGGAACATCGAAGAACTCAGTATTCCAACCAGTGATTAGGTCTGGCATAGTTTCTGGATCGGACCAGAAATGAATGAAGTCAGTCAACATTGCTTCTTCATTAGCAAATTGCTTGTATTGAATATTGAGATGCTTCAGTTCAGTCTGTGCTTCGTCGTATGGTTTCATACCCCATACACGATAGAAATCTTCACGAGAGGACTTATACGCAATTGTTAGAACTTCGTTCGTTGGATTTTCTGGATTTGGAAACCCATCCCCAAACGCAGTCTCAATATCGAATGAGCCAATGTTGACAAGATTACGACTAAAAGAAATTTCATTTGGAAACTGAGATTGAACAAAGGCATGTGCATGTCGTGGATTTCCATACATCTTCATCTCATCAACACCTTTGTAAAGGCTCTCAAACTCCTCGGCCTGTTTGATTGACGGGAATGTCATTGCATCGAGTGGTTCTCCGTCCAATCCTTTGAATTTAGCGATTTGTGGATTCTTCGCTGGAAAGTAATAAGTTGGGTTGAACTTTATTCGTTCTTGAACCCTCTTGCCATTTGCGTCATAACCGCGATATAATATTGTATTTCCTTTTCGAACTATTGAAGTATAGAATCCTGTAATCATGTGTATAATTATATAGAGTAGTCACGAGTTGTAAAGATAAAAAAACCCCCTTTACTTTAGGCGAAAGAGGGAAAGACCTATGAAACTTAGCCTAAAGACTAATATTAGAAGCTGAGTGCTACACCAATGTCAGTAGTGGATTCCCACTCTCCATTAGTGCCTGCAGCCGAGTCACTATTAAGATAATTAAATGTTGCGAACAAACCAAGTGTGCCCGTCGTTGAAACACGAGCATAACCAAGTGTATAATCATAATCATCTGCTGTTTCGAATGTCTGACCGTATGCGCCTCCAACAGAGACTACGAACAAACTATTCTCATACACATCGAGTTCAGTAGCAAGTTCAGCGCTATATTCGCTTTCGTCACTAGCAACTACTCCAAGTACTGCATCGAGACCAAAGAGATTTAGTCCATAAGATGCACCAACTTCGAATAGATTACCATCTCCTTCGATGTTTGTGTACTGACCAGAGACACCAAGTGCTCCGATTGGAGTATCCAATACTGTACCAACCGTTGCATAAAGCTGAGTTGCATCAGTGTCGACATATTCTAGATCACCAACAAGGGAAAGTCCACCAACGACTCCCAAGTCAGTAGCCAACTTCAAATAGTTGGCATCATCTCCTGTGTAAAGACCAGTGTCAATACGCTTTTCGTATTGTCCCACTTCGGCATCGATCTGCCAAGTCTTTGCTACTTCTGCTGCATCACACTTAGATCCACAGAAGAGGAATTGATATGCTGCGTAGAGTACTACTGCACCTACGACGTATTTAATGATTGTTTTCTTATTCATATTATATTATATATTATGACATGGCGCCATATATCACGACGCCATGTCGAGGGTTTGTTTTTTACTCTGCCAAGAATTCTGGCTTCGAATTGATAGAGAAGCTCTTTGGTCTTTTCTCTTCTGGTATATTCTTTTCGAGATATACAGAGAGAATACCATCAACAAGAGCTACTTCTTTCACTTCGATATATTCACCGAGTGTGAATGCCTTCTTGAACTTACGCGTTGCGATACCCTTATGGATATATTGCTTATCACCATTTAGGTCAACATCTTTAGATGCGATGGTGAGAACGTTTTCTTCTTGTTCAACGGATAAATCTTTCTCGTTGAATCCTGCAACAGCAATCGCGATTTCGAATCGGTCATCATCGTGCTTCACTACATTGTGAGGCGGATAACCAGATTGTTGTGTGTTTAATTTTTCGAGTCTATCAAAAATAGAATCGAAACCGACGGTCCATGTAGAACCAGGCCATGTATATGTATTTGTCATTATTATTGTCCTCCTATTAGGCAGGGTTATTGTTGTGAGACCCCGAAGGCATCTCATTTAAGATAACGTCGTGCTATCTTAAAATTTAGTATGATCTTACAATCCAGTATCCATCTTTAGCCACTCTCTTACCATCGTACTTACGAGCAGTGGAACGCGCCGCGGATTCGGTTGCAAACTTAAGAATTTCCCCATTGCTATCTACAAAATATTTATTTTTTCTTCCAGCGGGTTTTGTTCTTTTAGTTAAAAGTTTTTGTGGAACTGATACTTGTTTTTTGGGCTTAACAACTACTTCTTCTTCTTCAAGATCAACCGAGATGTTATTGTGAGAACCATCACATTTACCATTTTCATCTTCGGTCTGACCACAACCACAGTCTGGTTGCTCGTCTAGCATAGATTCTACTTCTTCAACTAGCGCTGTCTTAGACAATCTTCGATCTAATTCTACACCATGTTCGCGGGCGAGTTCTTCTAATTCTTTCTTTGTAAGTTTTTGTAAGTCTTGCATAATACTATCTATATGTTTTTGTGTTGCCAATGGAATATTTTGACTCTAAATTCCACATATTTTTATCTCTATGAGAAATAATTTTAATATTTCTTAATGATGTTTTAATATAATCAGTTTCTTTATCTACGATATCAACCAACCCCCAATCGGATAATAAAGTTGCTATTGTATTGCGACGGGCCACATCTTGTTCAGTAAAATTAGATGGTTTACCATCCAACATGAATAATTCCTTAAAATGTACAATGAAATATCGACCTTGTTTATGTAAGATATGGCAGCTTTGAAAAAGAGTATTTTGGTCTCGTTTCGAAGAAATGCCTATTCGTGTCAGCGTTTCCTTAATCTTCAGAAAGTCATCTGGCTCTGAAAGAAGAACTTCGAGCATATCATCAGGTGTCCATTTTATAATAGTATCATCATTCATACTATTATTTATAAAAATTTAACTTTCCAAAAGTTTCATTATATCATCGTTATTCTGAAGTCCTTTAAGTCTTCCGAGTTCCTTTCCTTCTTCATTAATCTTAATTAAGGTGGGTACAGCACGTACATCATATTGCTTACACATATCTAAATCGGTATCAATATTGATTTTCTCAACTTCCATGTTAAGATCCAATAAATCCAAGATATGATCCATCGCTTTACATGGGCCACACCAGCCAGCTTCAAATTTTAATAGTTTCATTTATTTGTTCCTCCTTTATCCATAAACCTTCTAAGTTTCTCCATATCGATAAGATCATAAACCTCTTCGGCTCTTTCACGATTGATACAATATGCTTCTTTAATGAGTTCGATGTCTTTACTATCCTTTTCCTTCTTGTGCCACTTTGAGAATCTGCGTTTCTTTCTCACACCATGGTATAAGAAATCATATTGCATCTTCTTGGCAAGTTCGAATCGTTGGTTCATCTCATTCGCCAACATTACCGTATCGACAAAATAAGATAAACCACGATTCACCATAAAGGGTGGATACTTGCGATCTACTGAATCTAGATCAGATGCTTCACCAGAATTATCTGCCCGAACATCATCAAACAGATAAGCCTTCTTCTCATTAATTGAATTTAGAAAATCAAACGGGCTCATTATTTAAATGTTGCGGATGCCATAATCTCAGTAAGACATGCCACTAGATTCAATTCTTGGTCAGCACAAAATGCTGCTTTGTATTGATAATCAGCTAACAAGATGATAACTGGTGGAATAGATTGTGGCTCGAGAATATCATAAGCACCATCGTATATTTTACGAAAAATTACAGATGGATCAATATCAGAATTTGAAGCGCACCATGCTCTTACTTGTTTAAAGTCCTTCGCCTTTAAATGTTTTATAAGGCTCTTTATGGATGAATCATTTGATACCAGAGCTTCAACTGAGAACTTACCAGAACTTGAATAACGTTGTAATTCATTAATCACTCGTCTCCAATCTGGAGCATACTTCATAATTAAATCTGCGATTGCTTGCTTATCATATTCAATCTGTTCGCTTTCACAAATTTGCATCACTCTTTTCATAAAGAGCGGATAAATCTTAGAATCGTTTACTTCTGTGTAATCAATAACAGTGCATCGAGAATGAAGAGGACTAATAATTCTATTTTTAAAATTACACGTTAGGATAAATCGACAATTACCCGCGAACTCTTCAATAAAAGCACGAAGAGCTGGTTGAGTGGATTGCGGATTAAGATAGTCTGCCTCATCAAGTATGATAACCTTATACTTCGAACTCGGATCAAGTGTCATTGACGAAGCAAATTGTTTGATCTTATTTCGCAAAACATCGATGCCACTTTCTTCAGAAGCATTGATAATAATAGAGTCAACATTTAGCTCATTACACAGAGCTCGAGCAATAGTAGTCTTTCCGGTTCCCGCAGGACCAGAAAGAATCATGTTTGGAATATCTTTGTTTGCGACAAATTCTAAGAATGTCTTTTTCAGTTTTTGAGGAAGCACACAATCATTAACTGTTTTTGGTCGGTACTTCTCTACCCATAATAAATTTTCTCTCATGTAGTTATAATATATTAAGTCACTCGCTAAGTCAACAAAAAGGTGGAGGCCTAAAGATAGACCCCCACCAATGTTTTATTCTCCACTAACATTTTCTGAAGCTTGATCTGCTTCACCTTCAGCTTCTTCTTCTTGTGCTGGTACTCGGGCGTTTACATACAATGCGATGCGATTACGTAGAGTACCTACGTCCTTCAATTCATTACCTTCGAATGCTCCTCGCTTGGAACAGACATCAATAATCTGAAGAACAACCGCAAGGTCATTCAATGTTAGTTCTTCTGCAGTTGCAACTACAGGTTGATTGCGTACTTCTTCTTCTTCTGTCATAACTTTGTTATACTTGTGGTTTACTTGTTTTCTCAAGAGCGATATAATAATTCGCGTTCGCGCCTTCCCACTTAGAAATGAGTTGGGTTGAAATGCTTACATGATATCCACCAGGCAATAGCTTTAGGTTAGAGATCAAGAATTGAAAATCAATTTGTGAACTAAAATCTTTGTCATATTTATCTGACATACCCCTAGCAATTGTAAGAGAATATGTATTTGCACTACTATTGTTAGGATCAATTACTCGTGCTACACATTCGTCACCTTCAATAACAATCGAAAGAACAGACTGACCAAGAGTTGATGCTGCACGACTAATGTTATTGATATCACTTTCAGAAAGCGATACACTCAAATCAACCGGAGGCATATTGATATCTTTTTCTTTCTTAGTAAGAATCTCAGTGTCAGCGAAATGATACTTCACCTTTGCACCATCGGGCCCTTTAATAGTAACAAAGCTATCAGAAAACTCAAGCTCTGGTTCACTAATCAGTGAAAGTGCACCGATGAATTCATTCAAGTTATAGATGCCAAACTCGCGGTCAAATGTCTCAGCAACATTTGCTTCGGCCGCGATGGTCTTAGCATCTGCCAATGTAGAAATAGTCGAGCCTGGCTTGACTACGAGATTAGGTTGGATAGCACTGAAATTCTTCAGCACGTTGATTGTTTCTTTACTTAGTTTCATTATTTACTACTATATCAGAATTGAGCTCGCTTTCAAGATAAAAAAGCAAGCAGGCGATAGAATGTGCAATATGGTGATAACCAGACTCGGGATCTTGAATTTCGCCGCGTTTAATGGCCCATGCGTGTCGTTGAGATGCATCGAAGTATCGATTTTTTAGATTGTCAAGTTTTCTCCAATTATCGCGATCGTATTTATTCGCACCAAATGTAAGAACCTTAACTACTTCCTCAAGTGCATGTGAAGGAAGTAATCCATATTCTGGTTTACCTCCATCGTATTTAATACCTTCACTAGATTTGACTCCAATACTTTCTTCGTATCGTTCTTTCCAGTATTCGTTGGGTTTAGGTTGTTCTGTTGAATTCATAAATTTATAGTGAGGTGATGCCCCGACCAAAGGGCATCACCTCGATTGATTGAGTATGACTATTAAAACGGGGATGGTTCAGCTGGTTCAGCTACCATTTCCGTTGTATTTTCACTTCGATTAATAAGCTCTTCCATTGTTGGAGTTGACTCATCAATCTTCGTGTAAAGATCAATAAATGCAGTCTTCGTTTCGGAGTCGAATCGATTCGTGCAGAGTTCAATCGCCTTAGTGCGATCCTTAAAGATTGAAAAGGTCTTCACAATGTGGCACAGTCGGCGAGTCGAAATCACATCGTCGATTGCTTCATCGTCGAAGGTCTTTCGAATAACTGTTGACCAGGCGATCAGTTTCTCAAGAAAGGTGTCATCGTTCACTTCGAACTTCTCGGCATGCTTCTTGAGAATGTTCATCTCAACCCGCGGGGCGGCATAAGGCTGATCAATCGTCGCCACGAATCGCTCGAGGAAAGCATCATCAATAATTGAAGCGGCAGAGTATCGACCATCTTCAGAGCCTCGACCATTGGTGTTGGCTGTGGCAATCACATTAAATCCATCAGCGGGGACAACCATTTGGCCAGTCTTTTTCAGAAGAACAGGCTTACCCTCAAGAATGCCTTGGAGGCACATAATCTTGTTGGTAGCACGGTCAATTTCGTCGATCAGAAGAATTGCGCCATGTTCCATAGCTTTAATAACAGGGCCCTTTTGGAAAACGGTCTCGCCATTAATCAGTCGGAAACCACCAATCAGATCATCTTCGTCAGTCTCAGGCGAAATCTGTACCCGTACATATTCTCGTTTGGCTTTCGCGCAGGCTTGTTCGACCATGAAGGTCTTTCCGTTACCTGACATACCAGAGATGTAAAGTGGAAAGAAGTGCTTGGACATAATCACGTCAAACACCGTCTTGTACTCACCCCACTTGACATAAGTCTTGTCAACTTTAGGAACATAAACCTCGTCGTCAGTCACAGAGGAAACCGACATCGCATTGTTGAATCGAGCAGGAGCAGGAGCTGGTGTCACTGCAGCGGGAGCCGCGACAGGAGCAGCTTCTCCCGTGATGTTTGGAAAGTGATATTTACCTCGAGTGCCTGTAGGCGTAAAGAGCTCACGAACCGTTCGGTAAACGAGTCCTTCGCTATAACCGGCAGAAACGCCAGCTGTTATAATATCTTTAACGCGAACCACCGTACTTGAGGACGGTTTGCCGAGCTCGGAGTGAATGGTCGCGATTTGGTCGTTATTTAGTAGTTTTGTAGTCATAATAATTTGTCTTTCTCAATCTTATAATAATATTATACCATAAATTAATGAATCTGTAAACTGTTTTATCTTATTGAATACCAATAACTTATGAAAGTATTTTTGTTTTCTTTGAAAAAGTCGTAAGTCATTGGTATTCAATCGATTAGGCAACCTTAGTAGCAATCTTAGTCATCAGAACCCGAGCCTTCTTGCTTCCAGCGTGGTGAGCCGAGAATTGTTTTGCCAACTTTGTTTGGGCCCGCTTGGACGATGCGATGTCCTCGTCGATATCTTTCGTGGTGAAGTGTTCGTCATCAATAGAAACATCATTCAGTAGGAAGTAGGAGTCATAGCCCTTTATGTTTCCACCTTCAACGTGTCCGTCTTTCTTCAGTGTCTTTTTCAACTTAGCCTGATCTCGGCCGAAGTTGTAGAGTTCCCGGTTCACTTCTCGTTTGCTAGTGGCGAGGTAAAAACCAATCGTGGTAACAGTTGGAATCTCACCCATTATTTTAATCAGCTCGTAAGTTGTATTGTAATTACCGATCTCGTGGACAGCATTACCAAATTTGAATCGAGTCTTTGAAGCCCATGGGTCATATTCACCAGGCTCACGGAAGGAAACTCGACTTGAATCACCATCTGTAAGAGTCACAAACATTGTCTTTTGAGTCTTATTCTTAGCGATAAAATCTTTAACAACTGTGAACATCGCGGTGAGTGTGCTATCCAGTGGAGTTCCACCAAGAGATTCGTAAGGTGCTGAAACCAAGTGGCGACTTCCACCAAGGGTAACCTGTAACCACATGTTATCGGAAGCTTTCTTAAAGTCACTCTTAGACATCTCACTTGAGAGATGGTGAAGAATTAAAGTGTCTTTCAGGTCGACTTCATTCGGTGCAGGAGAATAATCATTCTTGCCAATTCCGTGGCGCCATACCGATGTGAATGAATAAACATCATAGGGAATTCCAACCATTCGGCAAAATTCAACTAGATTCAAAGTCTGTTCGATCACATCACTCATCACTGAACCCATAGAGCCAGAGTAATCCAGTAGGAAAACCATGCCGTGGGACTTTGCGTTAGCTAGAATTGACTTGCTCAAGAAAATCTCATCTGTGATCTTGTAAGAGTGAAGCTTGTTCACATCAATCACACCAGTCCGAGCTTCGGTTGAGCGAGAGTATTGATAAGCCGCTTTGCGACGTTCGAATTCACGAGCTAGAACTGCAGCTTTCTTCTTAGTCTTTTTTCTGAGTTCTTCAGCCTTGGTTTTATGCTCGGGGTACCATTCATTCGCAGAGACGGTTGCTTCAATTTTTTCGCGGTCGACAATCAATGTCTTATAGTCACAAATGTTCTTATAGACTGATTCCCGTCGAGGTAGAATCATCGTGTTATACCCAAGTTCTCTAGATGTTTGAACTTCTTTTTCAAGAGAGCGATCAAAGTTTTCTTGAGTTTCAGAAACGAGTTCTTTATTAACCTCTTCGGCACTCTCACCGTCAGCGACGGTTTCATCACCTTCGGCTTCCTCAGCCTCTTCGTCAGATTTAATGTCAGAAGAGCTTGCCTCAGCATCGTTGTCGAAGTTCTCTTCGTCTTCTTCAGACTTCTCAGCCTCGGCTTCAGTACCGTCATCACTCT